TTGTTAGTGTACTAAATCTAATTGCATAATAAGCTAAATCTAAATCTGGTATTTGTGTCCAAGACAAGTGAGCATCACGACCAATAATGTTACAAGAAAAATCTTCTACGTTAGCAGGTGGTAATAATCCACCTACAATAGTTCTTGATGCAGAAGTATATGTAGAAGAAACTCCTAATGTATTTACAGCTTTAACTCTTACGTTATATAAGAATCCATCTTTAACATTTAATATTCTTTGAGTTAGTCCTGTTCCTTGCCCATGAATAATGTAATCTGTATCTGTACTTAGTTTATATTCAACTTGGTAGTAATCTACAAAGCTATCTGTTGATGCATCTATTGTTACATCTAAAGCCGTAATAACAACTCCATCTGAGTATTCAATTAATTGGTCATCTAAAGTAACTGATACTGGTGCTGTAACATTATTTGGATTTGGTAATGTTGTATCAGCTATTACAGGTTCTTGATTTTTTGCAGACCAACTATAAAAAGTATTTTGGTGTTCACTTAATTGTAAATCTACTGTGCTATCTGTATTGATAGCAAGTCCAAGAACTCTAAATGGTTTTGCACTAAAACCACCAGTTGAATAAGTTAAAGTTACTATATCTCCAATAGATAAATTTAGTGCTTCAGAAGTGCATCTAACTTCAACTCCTAAAGCATTTCTTGATCTTCTTAAAATAATTTCGCAAAGTTCTTCAGCTTGATAAGGATTTGTTACATTTCTAAATTCAAAACTACCTTCTAGTTCTGTGTTATTATCTTCTGCTAATAAAGTAGCATATTTATCTGCAACATCTAAAGAAGAATCGTCTGCTGGTGGAAATGTGATAGTATCGTCTTGCCAATTTTTAGAAGGATTAACAAATGTTCCTATCACTCGGTTATATTTACTATTTTTCTTTTCTCCATATATTTTAATACCACCAATAATATTATCTGAATTTAAAAGTAATTGTGAACTTCCTGTATCTTCAATAATAACTTTATATTTGCCTTGAGTGTAAGTAAATAATGCTCTCATAGGTGCTAATAAATCTTTTACATTATCTAAAACCTTTTGAGATGTGTCTATAACTGCATTTGTTTCAAATAAGTTAATGTTAGAAGTTGCACCAGAATAAGGTGTAACTTGTGTGTCGCAGGTATTTGCAGAATTTTTAAATGAGTCATAGTTTGTTTCAAAAGCATTATTAGGTAATCCTTTTCCATATCTTGTATTTCTTAAATAATCTAAAAGAACCAAAGCTGAATTGTTTGAATAAGCCCAAGTTGTAGAATTATCTTGTCTATGAGAACCAGAACCACCTTTAGTAGAATCTAATCTTGGGTCATAAATCTTTTTTCCTTTTAAAACAACTTTAACATCTGGTAAAGAACCGAAAGCATCTTGATTCCAAGTAAATTTAAATGCAAGATAAGCAACACCTGATAATTTATAATTAGAATCCCAATTAGTGCTTTCATCTAATAATGATGAAACTGATTGGTTGTCTAATCCATAAAAAGCTTGAACTGATATTAAACTTGCACCATCTTTATAAAAATTAGTATCAGAACTATTTACTGTTCTTACTGTTCCATTAGTTAATGAACCTGACCAAGTAACAAGTTTATCATCAATATAAATTTCATCTATTGATTCAATACCATTATTACCACCTTCGCAAATAACTCCTGCTATATAAAGATAAGCATTATCTGTTCCTGAACTTTCTACAAAAACCCTAGAAATCCCAACTTGTCTTTTTCCGTAAACAATAGGAATAGAAGCATTATTTGAATCTTTGTTTACCAAAACTCCTTGTGAAGATGGTGTTCCTGCATAACCAGAAGGTATTATTGGTTTAGGCACTAACCAACCAATAACAGAACTTACTACTTTACCAATTCCACCTACAACACTTCCTATTGCTTTACCTGCACTTCCTAATATATCTCCAACAAAACCCATTATAATCTCACAAAATTATTCCAGCTAGGTTTAGTGTGCCTAACTTGCTGTTTAACTATTTTATTATCTTTTATTCTTAACCATTTAATTGGTTTGTCATAACCATAAAGAGAAGTGAAATGATTTTTAGTCCAAGCCATTATTTCTTTTAAATTCCTTTTTGCAAGAGTTTCAATATGCCAAAGATTATCTCCACAATTCCATTGATTAGCTTTTAATATTCCTGTTGCTTTAAATCTATGCTCAACAATATCATTAAGAAAAGCCCAATTAGTAAAACCTATAACTTCGTTTTTATCTCTATGTATTTGGTATTGTCCAAGATTATAAGATGGTAAAATCATATTAACTAGTTGTTCATATTTGTAACTATTATATTTTTCAAAATGTCTATAAACCGAGATAATTCGGTGTAAGTCATTCATGCTCTACCCCATTTAATTTCACGAACTGATTGACTTGCATAATCAAATCCTTTGTCATTAGGAAAATATAACTTTTGTGAATTAGTATTTGTTTTTCTAGTTTTAACTTTATCAAAATCTGCCCAATGAGATGCAACACTAATTAACACAGAAGAACTTGTTTCATCTTCGTCAATATTAAAGTTTTCTATTCTTCCTTCAAATAAAAGAAATGGGTCTGATATTAATGCCTGAGAATCATTTAAAAAACCTCTATAAACATTTACAACTTTGTCCATGTAATCATTATTTAGAACTAATGAAATAATTGTTTGGTCTGCACCAGTGAATTTTAGTGTTAAACTATTTACAGCAACCTCAGAACTTTCTGTTACTTCTGATAATCCAAGAAATAAAGAAGATGCTACATAAGTATTACCATTGTAAGAAATATCTTTATAATGATCTGTGTAATAAAATCCTGTGCTAACTCCAATATATACTAATTCTATTGGATTAAGTTTGTTGGTTGCAAGTTCAGTTGTTAAAGAACCAGTTAATGATCTTGTCATTATAAAACCTCTATAAGATCAAGTTCGTATCTAAAATAATTTTCTGTCCCAATATTAAATTCCTGTATGTCATTTGTAAGTCCAACTGTAAAATCTACATTATCATAAATTATAATTGCATTATCAGCTACGTTTGCTCTTAATGGTGGTTCAAATGTTAATGTTCCTGTACCAGAACCATTTGAATTAACATCTGCTACACACATATAAACTTTTGCTTGACCAGTAAATCTAAAGAAATCTCCAGCTTTAATTACACCAGTTAAATTGTTTCCCATGCCATCTATTGAGCAAGTAGTAACACCAGCACTAATAGCACCATTAAGTGAAATAGTTGTACTAGCAGAACCTAGTGCATCATCAACAGTTGGTGGAGTATATTGGAATGATTCTAATTGTGATCTTTGTTTCATTATAAAAGCAAGTATAGGTGCAAATTCACTTCTGGTCATAACTGGGAATTTAAGAGTTAATCTAAATCTTTGACCATCTATTTGTCTTGCTTGTCGTCTGCCAGAAACAGTTGTTGATACAATAGTGTTTTGATTAGAACTTATTGATACCGAACTTGGTACTGGGTTTGTTGGGAATGTTCCACTCATACTAAATTAGATTTTCCTCTTGAGTTTAAAGCTTGATTTACAATATTTGTAATTGTTGCTCTATTGTTTAAAAATAATTGTTCTACTCCTCTTACATCAACTGCTGAAACATTTATATTAACTACTGTTCCCATTCCATTTAAATCTGGTGTAGGTACAATAGTGCCACTTGTAGATGGTATAAATAATTCTCTACCACGTTCTCCTACTATTGCAGGTTGTCCAGCACTAATACCACCACCTTCAGCAAAGAAAAAAGAAGCTATTTGTGCAATAGTTCCTATTGTGTTTAATGTGCTACCACCACCACCACCACCCCCACCACCAGAACTTCTTAATCCGTTAAGAGCAGTTTGATAACCTATTTGAGTTATTAATGCTGAGTTCTGTTGTTGAATATAACCAATTTTTTGTCTTTCAATTTCTAATCCTGTTCTTGATAAAATTATTTCTAATGATCTTCTTGCGATTGTTTCAATTACTATTGATAATATTTTAACTAAGATATTTTGTAGGAATGATCTAAATACATTTTGTAATTTTTCTCCAAGAATAATTGATTTAGCTAATCCTTCTGATAAATCTGTAATAGCTTTATTTAAAGTCTCAGCTATAAATTTAGATACATCACTTACTTTTGATAATGTATCTTTGTTTAGAGCATCTAATAATTGTTTAATCTTTTCAAATAAACTTAATTGAACTTCTACTTGACCTTTAATTCTTTCTAATGCCTGTTCATATTGGCTTTGATTTAATATTCTTTCTTTTTCTTTTTCTGCTATTCTTTCGTTAATTCTAAACTGATTAAATAAACCTTCGTTTTGATCTTGAATAGTAGCTTCGTTTTCTTTAGATAAAATACCTACATCTTCTAATCCTTTTATAATTTTACCATAAACTGTTGCCACAGCTAAAACTGCTACTTGACCTTTTCTTCCAAGTAATAAAAATCCTATAATACCAATTTCTTGAACTTCTTTAGGAAATAATTTTAAGAAAGCATATAAATCTTTAAATGCTTGTACTGTGAAGTCAAATATAGGTTTTGTTAAAGAAATAATTGTGTCTGCAAATCCTAAAAACTGTGTAATAATTTCTTTTGTACTATTAGCAAATCCACTTACAAACTTTTGTAATTGTTCTGGGTTCTCTTTAATTATATCTGAGATTGCATTGGTTAAATTAGTAAAGAAGTCTAACAAACCTGCTCTAGCAATTTCTTCTTGAATGTTTTTAATTGAGTTAAAAAATCTATTTGTTGCACCTTCAAATGTATTTGCAAAAGCATTACTAGCTAAACCGAACTGTCCATTAGCACCAAATACTTTTAGAAACTCTTGTACTGCTGTTTTTGGTTCTCTTTTAATACCATCTGTGAAACCTAATATATTTTCTAAACCTCGTCTTTTTAATTCTCTTGTTCCCTCAATACCATTGATAGATAAGTTATTAAATTCTCTAGCAACTGTTTCTAATGGTATATTTAAAGCTATTGAAGCATTTTGAATTGCAGTTAAAGAATCAATTAATTTATCGCTATTTTTAGTTAATGCAAATATAGCACTAGCAGATTGTTCAATGCTGTCAGCAGGTAATGGTGAATTAGCTATAAACTTTTGTAAAGATTCAAAAGATTTTTTTCCTTCATCTATTGATGGTGCTAATTGTAAAAATTGACTTCTTAATTTTTGTGCTTCTGAACCTGCTTTTAAAATACCCTTTAATGTTGCACCAGCACCAATACCTATTAAAGCATTTTTTAAATTAAATATATTATTCTTAACTTCTGTAAATGCTTTAGAAGCATTATCTATGACATTAAGTTTTATGTTTAGTTGCTGATCTGCCATAATTTAGTTTCTCACGTTCCGTCTTTACTTTAAAGTAAGCTATCCAATAATAAAACTCGTCTTGAGTCATAAGACAAATTTCTTCCATACTTTTGTTTAATTCCTGACCTAGAGCAAGTATAGAATATAACTCAGAATCAGATCTTACTTTTTTTCAGCTTCCTCGTAAGAAACACCAGCTAACATTTCTGTTGCTACTCTAGCTATAACATTTGCATCAGCATTATTCAATAATGTTAGCTTGTCATCTAGCTTAAATATTTTATTTCCTTCTGAGTCTTTTGCTTTTAAAACGATTGCATCTACTAATACTCCAAG